AAACTAAAAATATGTCAAAGCGCCAGATTGCGCAAGAGCTTGAGTGTAATTTCAACACGTCTGGTGAAACTGTTATCGATCCAGACTGTATGAACTGGATGCTATCAACAGTGTGTGAGCCAAAGTATCGAACAGGGTTTGATAGAAATTTTTGGATATGGGAAGAGTTTGACCCTACTTGTAATTATTTATTAGTTGCGGATGTGTCACGCGGCGATGGCGCTGATTTCTCTACATTTCATATCATTAAGCTTGAAACACTTGAAGTGGTGGGAGAATACCAAGGGAAGCCTACACTAGATATGTTTGCTAATATGCTCAATAATGTGGGCCGAGAGTTCGGCGGATGTATGTTGGTGGTAGAGAATAATAATATTGGCTATTCTGTATTGACTAAGCTTATAGATGATTATCAATATCCAAATGTCTATCACTCTATCAAATCTACACATGAATATATTGAACAACATCAGGCCGAGATAAGAAATTCGGCAGTTCCCGGATTCACCACATCAATGAAAACGCGCCCTCTCATCGTAGCCAAACTAGAGGAGTTTATCAGAAACAAACTAATTACCATATATTCTTCTCGTACAATTAATGAGATGAAGACTTTTATTTGGAGGAACGGTAAACCACAGGCGATGAAAGGCTACAATGATGATTTGATTATGGCACTAGCTATAGCGTGCTGGGTTAGAGACACCGCACTCCAGGCAAATGCCAGAGATTTAAATTATCAAAAGGCTTTTATCAATGCGATTTATACCACAAAAACTACAATGAATACTCAAATCAAAGGTCAGCAAGGCTACAAGAAAAACCAAATTTTTGATAAAATGTCTGAAGCTGAAAAAATGTATCAACAATACAAATGGATCATTAAGTGAGAAAATAAATGGCACCCAAAAACCCCAAGCAAGGTAAAAATCCAGCAAATCAACAGTCGGAACTTTTTAAGAGATTAACGCGGCTTTTTTCTGGTCCGATTATAAATTATCGATCGCAAACAGGTCGACGCATTCGACGTCAACATCTCGATAAATTTTCTTCTAGATTTAAATCTGCTTCGGGCCAACAGTTCAAAAAGTCTCTATATAATCCTCTTGATACTGTGGCGGCTAATGCGATTGGAAATCAACGCAGGACTGAACGATATGTTGATTTTGATCAGATGGAGTACACTCCCGAGATTGCTTCGACATTAGATATCTACGCCGATGAGATGACAACATATTCATCACTTAGTCCGATGATTGATGTTCGCTGCCCTAATGAAGAAATTCGTGCGGTCTTGGGGATTCTATATGATCAGATTTTAAACGTTCAATATAATCTTTTTGGCTGGGCGCGCACGATGTGTAAGTATGGCGATTTTTTCCTTTATTTAGATATAGATGATAATTTTGGAGTTCAATCGGTCATCTCTTTGCCGATTCAAGAGATTGAAAGACTAGAAGGCCTTGACACTACGAACCCTAACTATATCCAATATCAGTGGAATTCAGCCGGAATGACATTTGAGAATTGGCAAGTCGCACACTTCCGCATTTTAGGGCATGATAAATACGCACCTTACGGCACATCTATTCTGGAGCCCGCGCGCCGCATTTGGCGCCAGCTAACTTTGATGGAAGATGCCATGTTGGCTTACCGCGTGATTCGCTCTTCTGAGCGCCGCGTATTTAAAATTGATGTTGGTGCCATTCCCCCTAATGAAGTTGAGCAATATATGGAGAAGATCGTTACCAATCTTAAAAGACATTCTGTGGTAGATTCTAAAACTGGGCATATCGATCTGCGCTACAATCCAATGTCTATTGAAGAGGATTATTTCATTCCTGTGCGCGCCGGCTCAGCAACAGAGATTACGAATCTCGCCGGCGGAACAAATACAACACAGATCGATGACATCAAGTATCTTCGCGACAAGTTATTTTCCGCGTTAAAGATACCCCAAGCCTATCTCGCTATGGGTGAGGGCGCAGCAGAAGACAAAACAACGTTAGCCCAAAAAGATATTCGTTTTTCTAGAACCATTCAGAGACTACAGAGAGTAATTGTTTCCGAATTAGAAAAAATAGGAATCATCCATCTTTATACATTAGGCTTTAGAGGTGACGACTTGCTTGCTTTTGACATAGCCCTCAATAACCCTTCTAAGATTGCGGAGCTTCAAGAGCTTGAGCACTGGAAACAAAAATTTGATATTGCGGGAGCCGCAACGGAAGGGTATTTCTCCCGTCGTTGGGTTACTGAGCATATTTTTGGAATGTCTCACGAAGATTTTGTTCGCAATCAGCGCGAAATGTACTATGATCGCAAGCATGATGCGGCCCTACAGCAGGTAGCAGAAGCCGCAGCTGCAGGCGCCGGCGGTGCTGGAGGCCTAGGCGGCGACTTAGGTGGTGACTTAGGCGGCGACCTAGGTGGTGACTTAGGGGGTGATGATTTGGGAGGAGATTTAGGAGGTGATCTTGGTGGCGGCCCCGAGGAAATGCCAGCCGGTGATGCCGGCGCCGAACCGGCCGGCGGCGAAGATGAGTCTGCTCTTTTAGCGGTCCCTCCTGGTTCTCGTCCATCAAGACGCTTAACTCCTGGCTCTAAAGGGAAGGCTTATCGTCCGGTGAACCCGCGCCAGGACGGCCGCAAAGGTGCCGCAGTCAAATCGCACAACAACGCAAAGTGGTCAAAACAGATGGCCGGTGCTTCATTGAGAAACATTGTTCCCGGCATGAGGGATATCCAAACGTTGTCAAAGGGTATTTATGAACAAGAAGCGTCTACTTATACTATGAGTGATCGCGCAGAAGAAGAAAATCTTTTTAGAATTAATAAATCTGTAAAAGTTCTTTTAGAAGATTTAGAGAAAAATACATTATTAGTGGAGCAAAAGAATGAAGATAAGGCATAATAAAAAAAGAAATACTGCTTTTATTTATGAATCTTTGGTTAAAGAGGCCACTGCGGCTATTATCAAGAACGACAAGAAGACCCAGACCAAGGTGGTTAATATATTAAAGAAACACTTTGGCGAAGGTACTATTTTACACCAACATTTAGAATGCTATCGCTCTCTTTATGAAAGCGCAGCCCTAGATCAAAACACCGCAGAAAAGATACTGAGAGAAGCTAAAATTGGGAGTCGCTTGTTGGACACACAAGGATTGTTTGTGAGTCAGTCTGATTTGATTAAAGATGTAAACGAAGAATTTTCCACTGATTTTTATAATACTTTTGTTCCTAACTATAAAACCTTAGCTAGTATAGCTCAAGTTTTTTCAACAAAACTGTCGCCAAAAAACTCAGTCATTCTTGAGACTCAAATTTTAACCCATATGACGCGCCCGACTTTAGAAGAGAGAGGCGCCGAACAATCGATAGGTCCTCTCATAGTACAGAGCTTTGTTAAGAAATTTAACGATAAGTATGAAGCCGGCCTACTTGAAGAACAAAAGGCTCTTTTAAATTATTATATTTCTTCTTTCTCGGACAATTCTTTGACACTTAAGGCGTTTCTTAATGAGGAGATTCCGCGCCTTAAAAAAGGGCTTCAAGAAGCATTGCTAGTGGATGAAATAAAACAAGATGAGGATATGACGCACAAGACTAATCAAATAATAGAGAAACTTGAGAGCTTTTATCAGGTCAATTTAAATGAAAAAGTTTTATTAACCATTTTAAAGACACAAAAACTTGTAAAGGAGTTTGCTAACGATGGCGATCACGGTTAAAATTGGCCAGGGAGCCAAATCCACCACAGTTCAGTTAGAGATGGATCTCCGTAAGAGTGTTAATGGAGATCTTATGATTTTTGATCATGGCGATATTGATATTGTTTTGTCCACCACAAGCAATAAAATTGTTGCTTTTCCTAAAGAAGTGATAAATGACTTAGTGTATGGCGCCCAAAATAGACTTTTCTCTCATCTTCGCAGAAAAGGCTTAATCATTCCTGAGTCTATCCAGGCCGGCTCGTTTTATGGCTCGATTGAAGGAACCCTAGAGAAGCCTTTCAAAGAGAGTTTAAACGCTGCAAAATTAGCATTAGTTAATATTGACAGCTTTATTACAGAAGAGCGTCCATATTTTGAATCTACAGAAGCAATTATTTCGCTAGCTGATGATGAGCTTATTCATCCCGATAAAGAAGATTCAACAGAACTTGGAGAGGTGCCACAAAGAGTTGAGCAGGGCTCCATCCGACCCGGATTCGTGAGGGACCCTTATTCATTGAGTTATATGTATACAGTTTAAGGAACTTCAATATGTCGGAGATGAAATTGATAATGGAGAACTGGCGCCAATGTATTACGGAGGCGCCCAGTGCTCAGCGCGAGCGCCTAGCGGACGTTTTATCTCGCCTAAAAAGCATCCAGGGTGCGCAAGTTACTGCTGAAGACCTCAAATTTTTGGTAGGAGTGATGGCACGCGATATAGCCAGTGGGGGCAAGTTTAGCAAAGAATTAGAAACAGCAGCTAGTGAATCAGGAATAGATCTTGCGGCCGATGCCGCAGGCCTAGGTCTTTTAAAGAATAGCGCTAAACTTGTAGGAGCGGTTACCAAAAGAGCAAAAGTCAGCTTGAAAGATGACGCCTCAGTTTTGGCTAGTATTATGCTAGTGGATGATACTGCCGCTTCTCAAAATCCAATTCTAGATCTGATGAATGTACATGACGCCTACGAAGGCACCATCAATCCTTTACTTAACGGCCCTTTTGTTGCCTATGCTATGGAAAAATTAAATGGAGCAACAGGTGTCTTACCGGGCGACTGGGGAACGCAAGTTATGAAAAGCTATTTAGCAGATGAACGCTCTTTACAAACTAAGCCAACGAGATAATAATGACAGAACTATTAACATTTATACTATGCGCCTACGGGCTCACGCAAATCCTTGTCTACGGCAAGATCTTTTCGAGACTACGACCTAAGAAAGGCAAGCTTGGAGAATTGGCAAACTGCTCTATGTGTATGGGTTTTCATGTGGGATGGCTTTTAATGCTACTTTCTCCATTTACAGAACTATTTAGTTTTGATGTAACTGTCTTTAATTTCTTCCTTCTTGGGGGTCTTTCGTCGGGAACATCTTATATTTTAACAATGCTCTTTGGAGATGATGGAGTGAAACATGAACACAAGTTGGACTAGCAAATGGATGCTACAGCCCGTTCGCCGCTGCTGTAAAGGATCTTAGCTATGGGAAAGAAATTATTACGAGAATATTATGAACTCTGCGAAGGTGGCGTTTGCCAGGATCTTTTAACTGAAGAAGAAAAAAGATATGTCGCCAATGGCGGCATGATTTTGTCTGGAAAGCTTCAAGAAGCCGATATTCAAAACGGCAATGGTAGAGTTTACCCTCACGCAGTTTTAATGCGAGAGATGAAAAATTATTCTAAACTTGTGAAAGAAAAAAGAGCACTCGGCGAACTCGATCATCCGGAAGATTCCGTCATTAATTTAAAGAATGCTTCCCACTTAGTCACTGATGTGTGGTGGGATAACAAGAATGTGATGGGAAAAGTTAAAGTATTAGATACCCCTTCGGGACAAGTGTTAAAGAGCCTAGTAAGCTCCGGAGTTAAACTAGGTATCTCTTCTCGCGGAATGGGCTCCGTACAGGAAAGCGCAGGGCAGACAATTGTTGAGGATGACTTCCAATTGATTTGTTTTGATTTTGTATCTGAGCCTTCAACTCCGAATGCTTTTATGATGCAAGAAGCAAAAGATTTTAAGAACAGTGTCTTTACAAAGGCAGATCGTATCAACAGATTATTAAATGAGGTACTAGAAGATGAGTGATTGGAGTAGTTTTAATAACGATAAAAAGCATATGGATTCGTGGCGAAAGTTTCTTTCCGAAGATAAGAATAAAGGCGACAAAGAGCAATTAAATGAAGTTAGCTTTTTACAATCGCTTGGCTTGCAAAAGATGGATCCCGAAGAAAACAAAAAAATAGATGATCTTGCGAAGTATATACTTGATAACCCAAAGTATGTAGACGGTCTGCTCGATCGGAAAACTGGCCGTGTCAAATTGGGCGCCCGCATGGGCGGCGGGCTTGCCGTCAAGATGTTCCAGATGCTCGGCGTACCCTACAATGATTATAATCTTCTTCGCGTGTTTGAGAAATTGATGAGCATGGCCGACCCAGAAGGCGCCACCGTCGACGACTTCGTTGCGGCCCAGGCCGGCGCACGTCCACGCTTGGATCGTCTGATGCCAGCACTCAAGCGCGCCTCAAAACAAATTAAACAAAAGATCGAAAAAGAATTTGAAGAAAACCCTGAAAACTTTGAGTCTCCAGACCTCGGCAGCCTCTCCCAATATGAGAAAGATAAGCCCGATGAAGAAGCCGAAGAAGAAGCGCCGGCCGCATCCGCCGATCCCGATACAGCAGAGCCAGAAACTGGCCAAGCATCGGTACGCGTGGGACAAACAACTCGCAACTTGGCCGGCCATCTTATGACTATGGATCAGGCACGTTTTATTCAAGCTATGGTTATTCGCGCCTTAAATCAAGCTGGCTATGGCAAGAGTATTCGGATGGATGAATCGACTAAACTATTGAAACAGTTTTTAACCGATCCCGCCGTCCTTCTTAAAGAACTACTCATCGCTGACATTATCACTGAGATTACAGCAACAGGCCGCGGGTATGACCCCGCGCCCCGACGTACTCCAGCGCGCCCAAGTAGAGCGTTAGCTCCTATTGATTTAGGAGGAGCTGGCATCAAGCCCGAAAACCAGCGAAAGGTTAAACGAATTTTGGATAAGATGCTATCTGGTGTTGGCTTGGAAGTAGAATTTGGACCCACTAAGCCAGATCCCAGATTTGCTGACCGCACACCAGAACCAGAAGCGCCAGCCGCAGCAGAACCCCGCGCGGCCGGTGGTTTCACTGACGAGCCCGATCCGGCCGCTTCTTGGGCGTCTGATGCTGGACCTCCCATGGGGGACTTGCCGACATTAGATGATACTCCAGAAGCACCAGAAGCAGCCGCAGAACCAGAAGCGCCAGCCGCAGAGCCAGAAGCAGCAGCCGCAGAACCAGAAGCAGCAGCCGCAGCCGCAGCACCAGAAGCAGCAGCCGCCAAACCCGCCGCGCCCGGCCAGGATGTTAAAATATCTACCAGTTCAAAATACGGCGCAAAGGCTACGACTATCGAAGATCTTGCCCTTCAAATGCTAGGCATGCCACGTGTTCCTGATCCAAATAAACAAAAAAATCAAAATCGTGCCTTTACAAAATTAACCAATAAGATTGCTCAAGCCATGAAGAAGGCACTCCAAGATGAATTTGGAACATCTCTAGGTAAAGTTACAATTTACGAGAACAATCAAGCAAAGATCGAAAAACTATTTATTGAAGAATTTCAAAGAGTGTTAAATGAAAAAAAATGATTTAAAAAAATTAATCAAGCCCCTTGTAAAAGAATGCATACACGAAGTTCTTTTAGAAGAGGGGCTATTGTCGAATGTGGTGGCAGAAGTGGCGAAGGGAATGCAAGGAAATTTAGTAATGGAATCGCAAACACCCCCTCGCGAAACCTCGCAGGCACGAAGCCGGCAAGCAAATAACACCCGCGCAAAACTTCAAGAGCATCGTAAAAAATTGATGGACTCTATTGGTGCTGACGCCTATAATGGGGTTGATTTGTTCGAAGGCACCGCGCCGATGTCAAAGCAAGAGGCGCGCCCTGCTAAGGGCTCCCCGGATCTTGGGAGCCCCAATGATTCTGGAGTGGACATTAGCTCTTTAATTGGCAATGCATCCCAAGTTTGGAAGGCAATAAAATGAGTAATAAAATAAATGTTCAAGTAACAGCTAGGGAATGTAGGAACAACAACGACAGAATGATCCGTAAGTTTTCTAAGAAAGTAAAAAAAGAAAGAATTATAGAACAAATAAGGGATCGTCGTCGTTATAAGAAGCCATCAGTTGCCAAGAAAGAAAAACGCGCACGTGCTGAGCGCGCCCGCCAAAGAGAGCGACTTAAGAAACAAAGAGCACAAGAAAGAAGAAAGAGAATGAACAAATGACTATTTATAATAAATGTAAACTTTTTGGAGGTTTTTAGAGTATGGCTATTTCATGGAAAATGAATGTTGGAATTAATAATGTTCCATCCTTTCAAGTAAGCGGCCGCCCCTTTGCGACGGGAAGCGTTAACAGCACTATTACATCTAAGATTACTTTTCCCTATGTAACACGATGGGTGATTATTATAAATAACGACACGAGTAACGCTTGTAAGGTAGGCTTTTCCGCCGCCGGCATGCGCGCCACATCAGCTAAGAGTAACTATTTTATGGTAGGCAAAGCTGATGCCGCAGGTCAGCCACGACAGAGTGAGCGATTAGAGCTAAAGGTTTCAGAGATTCACTTGGGCACATCAACTAACGTTGATATCATCGCAGGCTTAACGACTATCCCGGCTAATCGTACGCAAATGGGAACATCATCTATTGCTCCGACTGCGGGTCAAACCCTCTACAGCTGGTCCGGATCTGCTGGAGTAGGGTAATATGGCGAAGTTTGGTTGGGCATACATTAATTGCGATGGCGCCGACTCAGGCTCAGCTAGTGGTCCGTTAAATTCGGTCCAGTATTATATTGGCGACGGAGATTCGTCGGGATCCCTCCACTATACTTATAGGGATACACATAACGTACTTTATCTTACAGGCACATTAATTGTCTCGGGTGCTGTATCTGCCAGTTCTTACCATATCGAAAATGTTGTAGAGATGGATGTGTCTGGTTCGACATGGTTTGGTAATACTAATGATGACGTTCATGTGCGCACAGGTAGTTTAGCAGTAGGTCGCTCTGGCGGCACTGTGATTTTAAAAGCAGATACCAATACCCGTACCGCGGCCGTTAGAGGCTTTGCTGGTAGGTATAGGCGCACTACGGCCGCCTCCACGACTTTGGCATCTGGAGATTATATTGTGGGCTGTAGCGCCAGCGCCAATCAAACTGTAACGTTGCCGAATCCTAGTACGTGTTTGGCCGGCACGCAGCTTCTTATCAAGGATGAATATAAAGACCGCTCAGGTACTAAAATTTTTGTATCAGCATCTAGTGGAACGACGGTAGAAAACAGAGGTTTCTATGTGATGGTGGGCACAATGCCAGCAATTAACCTATATACGGATGGTAGCAACTGGTTTGTATATTGAAGGAGCACTGGTGGTAAATGGCGTACAATATTTTATCAGGCACCGTCATCGCAGCTGCCAAATATTGGCCCGGCGGCATTGTTAAAAATGCGATTGTTTCAGGAAACCTAAGCACATCCAACGGCGCCGAAATAATCAATGTTCCTAGAGTAAGCAGTCCGGTCAACAATGGGGTGATCACCAATCTTAACGGAGATGCCAACACGTTAACTTGCGAATCTGCTATGAGGTTTGATGGCTCCGCATTAAATGTCATTGGCGAAATTACAGCCAGTGTTGGAGTGTCTGCGTCATATTTTTATGGTGACGGTAGTCGCCTCACCGGCGTTACTGCTTCTTCGGGCACCGGCCGCCTTACTGTTAATAGTATTGGAGACGCCAATGGTGATCTTACTGCTGGGTTTAATTATGGATCCGCCACATTTACCGGCGCACGCCAATGGAGAACACCGGCATCTCCTACGGTTGGCGATGTAATACACGTTAAAGCCCCCGCGGGAGTGAGCGCCACAAACACGCTTAAAATAGTCACATATGCCGATCACCGTCTTGATGGATTGGGCTCACTAACGATTGAGTCCCCCCACACAGCGCTGAGCTTGTGCTATGTCGTGTCGGGATCGTATAGAATATTCTAGTTTTGTGATTGTTTGTTAAAACGCTCGCTGAGTTGTGATCGGCCACTAAGAAAATTAATTTGAGAGTGTCAAAAGCACTATTTATTGGTGAGGTAGAGTTTCTTTCTATTCTCAAATTTGGATAGGTGTATTTCCATTTGTCCAAATGACAACAAAAAACTATAATATGGAGGGTTTTTATAAATGTCATATAAATTTCAACTTGGGAGCGCTTTTGCTAGCGGCTCCATCGTACGTCGATTGGGAACCGGCGATAATAACCAGATGGTTCTTCAGGATGACGCGGGAAATATCAGACTCCGATTGAGAGCAACCCCCGGCGGCGCCGGTAAGGGTAGCATTTCTGGTTCGGGTGGTATTGAGATGACCACTGGTTCTTTCAGTGGTCTGTTGTACGGCTCTCAGCTGTCTGCTTCTGAGTTACGCGTTAACGGCCTTAAGGGCGGCGGAAACCGAGTCGTATTCACTGGTACCGGCGGTCTATTAGAGACAGAAGCTGGATTTACTTATACTAAGGGTACGGATACTTTCGTTGCCGCAAATGTGTCGGCTTCGTCGACTCTTTATTCTGCCGGCGCTGCTTCGTTCGGTAAGAACAAGATTGTGGCTGCTGCTGATGGTGGTTTGAAGATCGCTCACATGGATGCTGACTGGACAAATGCTGGTATCACTGTTGCTGACTTAGGTACAATTACTACTGTTGATATCAACGGCGGTACTGCTGATAATGTGGTTATTGGTGGTGCTACCCCAGCAGCTGCTTCTTTCACCACTCTTTCGGCTTCTTCGACTTTGAAGGTTGGTGGTACCGTTCAGCTTGATGGCGTTGCAGATGCAACATTTGCCGCCGCTGATAGAGTGTATTTCCGCGATGCTGATGGATCCGGATTGGTGAAAAGCGACACTTGGTCCGGCCTCATGGACGTTGCTGCCGGCACGGCCGCGGATACCGGTCTTAAAAACACCGCTGGTGTACTTTCGCTTGACCTCTGTAGCTTAAACGCTGAAACCATCGCTACTGGTGATAAAATCGCCTTCTGTGATGTCGGCGACAATGGCCTTCACAATGAAACCATTGACGATTTCATGGCTATTGGTATGCCATTGCTTGCTTCTGCCTCGCTCGCCGCGGGCAATGACTTTGTTGCTTTCATGGATTCTAGTGATAGCAATAAAGGTAAGAAAGTCAAGTGGGCAACTTTCGCAGCTGCGATCGCCGGTGCTGGTATCACAGCTACCAATGGTGTGCTTTCTTCCGATGCTTCGCCAACGCCTAACAAGCTGGTTCATAAAGAAACTTTGACTGAAGGCTTGAACTATGCTACTGGATCTAAGAGCGCTACGGTGTACTTGCCACAAGATGCAGATATCGGCGACACAGTTCGTGTTAAGGCCGCCGGGCTAGCCAGCGGCAAAGTTATCACGATTGGTCGCAGAGGTGGTTCTGGAACAAAAATCGAGGACGTAGTTCAAGACATCGGGCTTACCTCTCAGTATGGTGCTGTTACGTTTATTCTCGCTGCTACTGGTTCCTGGCTGATTGTCTGATTAAAAATATCCAAGTTTTACTTGGTTCTTCTGGATGTCCCTCAATTGGGGGGCATCCTTTTTTTTGTGAACTATTTATTGTGGAGGATACTCAATGGCATATAACGTATTAAAAGGCAAGGTCGCAGGTTCTGTCGATCAACACGGAGATCAAGTAATTGATGGAGTTAAGGTATTTAAGAATACAGTGAGCGCTGCCACCTTTTATGATACAGATGCTCAAAGTCCGTGCGCGACAGAAAATAATGTGGCACTTAAAAAGATTAGCAAAGAAGTAGAAGGAGGCCTCCTTATATATAAAGCTAATAAAGTGGCAAGTACTGATCGTCATTTACGATTTGGTGAAGATGGTATTTTTCGCACCCATGTTGCGGTTATTGGCAATGTGACTGGTTCTGGCGGCGGCCTCACTGATCTCCGCGCCAGCCGGCTCATTGGAAAGGTGTCGGCCCGCTCCATTGATTTTGGTGCCGGCCTTGACTCACATGGCAGTTCTCTAAAAGTAAAACCGGCTGCTGGTATTAAAGTAACAACGGAGGGGGTTAGTTTAAATTTATCTTCTTTAGGGGGGATAGATTGTGAAAATGGAAAAGTAACCCTTAATCACCGCAATACACCCAAGATAACAGAAAATGGCCAGAACATTAGCGATGATGACTTATTGCTCCTTCATGATGCGGACCGCCGCGAGGTACGCCACACTACTTTTAAGAATTTATATGACAATTATATTAAGTTTAAGGCACCTCATCCCCAAGGAAGCCGGTACAGTCTTCAATATCGCGGCAAGAACACGTTTGAGGCTAGCGCAGCGCTGGTGTTTGATCCGCGTGAGTCCAAGCTTAAGGTTGATGGCGTTGTGGATGCCCACATGGCCGTGGTGTCTCGGGCTTTATATAATGGCGGCGCCGTTTATCGCGGCATTAAAACAGTCAGCGCCCCCGAATACGGTTTTACCCCCTATGATAATACAGTATTATTTGATGCTAGTAACAATCCTATTGTGGCCATTCTTCCCCCGGCTGACGGCAACGAAGGAAGGGTAATTACGATAAAGAGAATATGTGCTGACGATGCGCGGTATAAAATTAAGCCAACACATAAATTAGTTATTCGTGCCGAACATCAACTAATTGATTTTAATAAAGAAATAGTCATCCAGGGAAATTACTCTACGCGAACTCTTCAATCTGATGGGAAGAAATGGTGGATTATAAATCGAAGTGGCTCATAATATTGGCGTTTTAGCGTCGAAACCACTATTTATTTTGAATTAGTATTTTTTCTAGGAGTACCTGTATGTCTAGTTTGTTGAAGGAAGCCATTGTTGATGCTAAGGCATTAAAAGAAGCTGCGTTAAAGAACGCTGAAGCTTCCATTATCGAAAAGTATTCTATTGAAGTGAAAGAGACATTAGATAGATTGTTAGAACAAGATGATTTAGATCTTGAACTAGGAGGCCTCGCCGGCGCCGAAGCGGATGTCGCTGAGGATCCGCTAGGTGGCGGAACACCTCTTGGTGGCGAGACTGATGAGCTTGGCATGGAGGGAGAGCCCCCAGAAGAAGTAGTATCCGATGAAGATGTTCCCCTTGCCGCCGCCGATGGTCTTCCCGATGAGGATGCGGTCGAAGAAGGCGAACCAATCGAGTTCGATCTTAACTTGAATGCCCTATCAGAAGCGATTAAAACATTAGAAGGCACCTTAGATGAGAATCAAGAATTCGAATTTTCCGATGATGATCTTTATGAATTATTAAACGAAGGCGATTGCCCCTCTGATGACGACGAGCCTTTAGAAGAAGCAGCTCCTGGTGTTGGCGATGATCCTAGTAGCTTCGCTGGCGAAGAAGCCGAAGAGGAAGGCGATGGTGCCGGCGCATCAGCCGCCGCACAGGCAGTGGCCGCCGATCAAGGGGAAGAAACTTTAGAAGACGATAAGCCCGTCAATATGGAAGAGGCCTTTGACACCGATTCTCTTATTGATGCTATCGTAGAGCGCCTCACAGTAGATATGGGCGCAGACCTTACCGGTTGGGCCGGCCGATCCTCGCAAGATATGCGATGGGCAATCGAAAAAGAAATGGCCCACCGACGTTCAACAGACGTTGAAGATGAAATGAAGACTTTGAAAAAAGCTTACGAAGAGTTAGTTTTCGAAAATAAACAACTCAGTGAGCAAACCAATCAATACAAGCAAGTAACTAATGAGCTTAAAGAGAGTTTACAAGATGTAAACCTTTCTAATGCTCGCTTGCTTTACACGAACCGTGTATTAAGAAATACCTCCCTTAATGAGCGACAAAAAGAAAGAATTGTCGAAGCTATTTCGAGCGCCGGTTCAGTTACGGAAGCGCGTACAATTTTTGATACGCTTCAGAGCACAGCGCAGTCGGCACCTAAGCGCGCCCCAAAATCGCTGAGCGAAGCAATCACCCGTCGTTCTTCTGTAATTCGAGCTTCTCGCACAGAGAAGCCTTCATCCGACCCATTCCAAGATCGGATGATGAAACTAGCAGGAATAAAATAAAAATCATATATATAGGAGGTGATTAATTATGTCTAGTATCGTTGAGCGTTTGACAGAAGGTATTGTCAACCGCGATATGCGCGCCGAAAGTCACGCTTTGTTAGCAAAGTGGGAGCGCACAGGACTCTTAGAGGGTCTTGGTAATGACCGTAAGAAGCAGGCCATGTCTCGTCTTTTAGAGAACCAAGCCAAAGAGCTTCTTCGTGAGAACAGCAGCATGAGCGCTGGTGATGTTGAGGGTTTCGCAGCCGTCGCATTCCCCATCGTCCGTCGTGTTTTCGCAGGACTGATCGCAAACGATCTCGTTTCCGTTCAGCCCATGAGTCTCCCTAGTGGACTCATTTTCTTCCTTGACTTCGTATTCTCCCCCAACTTGGGAGCGAAGGGTTCGGAAGGCCATCGTCTTGGTAACCAAGCTGATAAGTCCATTTATGGTACGAATCAGGTCGGTGCCCAGATCACTGGTGGTGTCGACTTGGTTGGTGCCCTTAAGCAGGATCTTGGTGGTCCCCGTACAGTTGGTGCCCGTGGTTACGCTTATGCGTCTCCCACTGGTTCTTCGACCATGACCACGGGTCGCTCAAGTGAGTATCAGGTTTTAGACTCTTTCAGTTTGACAGGTTCTACTGAGGCCCAGAAGAAGATGATTCTTTGGGATCCCGATCTCATTGCTCTTAGTTCTTCGGGAACGGCCCGTTGGGTTGCTCGAATTGATATCGCAGCTTCTACATTCAGTCAGCTTGATTATGACACTCTCGGAGCTATTTCTGCTTCGATCAATGGCCTGAATGACGCTGTACAGAACAATGCAACTATCGGAATTACTGCCGCTAATACCGGACAGCTTCGTCGTTTGACTCAGATCACCGGTAGTGATAGAACAGCTAATCGTGTTCAGTTGTACTTCATCTCTAGTCAGTGTCTTGATGGCTTGACTGGTTCGGCTGATGGTGCTTCGTGGACCATTGATTATCCCATCACTGATAACTTCCGTTCGGTTGGTACAGCAATGGGTGCGATCGAGGGTACTACAACGTGGGGACTGGAAGGTTCTGACGATATCCCCGAGATTGACATCAAAGTGGATAGTATCGCTGTTACCGCTCAGACCAAGAAGCTTAAGGCTAAGTGGACCCCGGAATTAGGACAAGATCTTAATGCCTACCACAACCTTGACGCAGAGGTCGAGCTTACAAGCATTCTTTCGGAGCAGATTGCTCTCGAAATCGATCGCGAGATTCTTGGTGATCTTGTGAACGGTGCTACAGCTGCTACCTACTATTGGTCCCGCGCTCCTGGTCTTTTCCTGAACCGCGAGACTGGTGTTGAAATCGGTGCTAGCTCTGCTGCCCCTGACTTTACAGGTACAGTGAGCGAGTGGTATGAGACTCTTGCTGAGACCATCAATGATGTGTCCGCACAGATCCACAGAAAGACTCTTCGTGGTGGTGCTAACTTCGTCGTCTGCGGACCTGAAGTTGCCAACATCCTTGAGTTCACTGCCGGATTCCGTGCTAGTGTCACACATGATGATGAGACTGGCTCGATTGGTGCTGTTAAGGTTGGTAGCCTTTCCAAGAAGTTTGACGTCATTGTTGACCCATACTTCCTGCGTAACGTGGTTCTCGTCGGTCGTCGCGGATCCTCTTTCCTTGAAAGCGGATATGTGTACGCACCTTACGTCCCACTGCAGACCACACCTACCATCTTTGGACCAGAGGACTTCGTGCCCCGTAAGGGCGTGATGACTCGCTATGCCAAGAAGATGGTTCGTCCGGACCTCTACGGTCTAGTGGTTATTCGCGGTCTTATCGGTGAAGCCGGCGCAACTAGTTAAACACTAGTAGCAATATAAATGTAAAGCCTCCACCATTAGGTGGGGGCTTTCGTTTGTTTAAAACTACTTACCTGTGAGCCCTTCGGGGCTTGTATTATTTTATGATATGATTACAAACGGAGGATTATAAAATGGGAACAAAAAGAGTAGGCTTGGCTAGAACCCAAG